TATGTTGTAGCCATAGAAGAATTGAAACGTAGTTTCATATCCTTCAGGTACCTCTAAATCATAGATAGCCTTGAATGTATCAGGTTCTATGTTACGGGCTGTAGGGATTCCTATCAGTATCTTTTTTTTTGATGTAGGCATTTTAATTATTTCTCTAGCGTTTCGATTTTGTTCTTCGGCATTAACTTTATAATCATTTAATGGGTTTATGTCGTTGTAATTGTAAACAATTTCTTGTAGACATTTTACTTTATTAGGATCAGCCTGTTCTATCAATGCATAAAACACGCTGCCGTCTCCCCCAGCTTTGAACCAATTACCGTTAGGATCTTTGAACGAGTTGTCATCGCAACTGTCTATTAATTTTTTCTTAAATGTTCGTAAGTGCGTATAGGGCAATATCCAATTAAAATGATGATTCCTATAATCTCTATTATCTTTAACAGCTTTTGGATAAGGTTGACTGATTAGAGGAATATCATCAACCATGCTCCAACATGATCCATAAGTAAATTCTGTAGTACCATCATAGATATTGTTATAATATGAAAATATTGTATTATCATTGGTAAGACTATCGTCCCCGTCTAGAATTATAACAATAGATTCTATATCTTGTAGTGATCTAAATACTGAGATTTGATTTTGTACAGCTCCAACATTCACAGTATTTTTAATAATACGGAATTTATCTTTAATATTATTAGGGAATCTATCTAATGTATCTACAATAACTTCTAATGTATTGTCGGTACTAGCATCATCGACTAGATAGTGTACATAATTGTCGTAATCTTGTGTGGCAACACTTTCTATACAACGAGAAATGTAATTAGCACAATTATAAAATGTACTTACTATTACAATAGGTTGTTCATTACCTGCTTTATAATCTTCTAATTCAACAGTGTTATGCCACTTACGTTCATATATCTTGTGCAATCTGCGATTAATTTTACTAACAGTTCTATATTCTTCTCTAGTTAGATATTTATCTGTTTCTTTATAGAAATGTTGTTTCCATTGTAGGGCCACGCTGTCCCAACCTGCTATATCTTTAACTATGTTACAGTAGTATTGCTTCTGTTGATGCAGGTAAGGATTACGATAGGCTTCGACTGTAGTTTTAACAAATTCTTCTACCTGGTGAGGAACACTGATATTAGGAAATAACCCATTAGGTTCAATAGCATAATCAATTAGATAAGATGCACCCGGAATAGCGATTTCTTCTAGGGCACCGAACCTGCAGGTAATCAGCGGTGTATTATAACATAGGCTTTCCATACTGCTTATGCCAAACGTTTCTGGAAATGCAGCAGGATATATAGTAAAATTGGCCTGTGTAAGAATATCTGCAATTTCTTTCTGTGATATAACACCAGTAAATTCAATGTCTAATTTGGCCAACTCGGGATCATTGGCCATTTGTCTCCAATCTTTCTCTTGTTGGTCGGGTTCTGAATTATTACTAAATCTATAATAGCCGCCAATAACTTTTAACTCGGCTTCGGGTATATGGCGTTTAACGTGCGGCCAAATATTTTTAACCAGAGGGATCATTCCCTTGGTCACGCTGGCATTATAAACAAACAAATTTTTATTCTTGGCACTGATATCCACTTCTTTGTTATAGATGCGTACACCGTTACGTGTGATAAAAAGTTTTGATTTAAGTACTTCAAAGTTTCTGCGGCGGCCGTGATCGCAGTTAGCTACATAGGTTAGATGGAAATCACTGAGTGTAAAGATGTCAGTGATTCTATCAGCAACAGCAAGTTCTTCTATGAGATTATCGCCTAAACAGAAAGTATCATGCATCCATAATACTCTCATTTTTGCTTTGCTGATAATTCTATCATATAAATTCATAGAAGCAAATGGTATCGCTCTATTGTCATTTAATCTAGAATAATCTGCTGGGTCAGTGAATGGGATTATAGTACGACTGCTTATTACAATGTCAAACTCATGAGGTCCTGACAGGTCTGTTAACGGCCTGTATAAGACTCCTTCATAAGTTCCGGGATGTGCATGATCTATATTACAATTATTAAAAACTGTAACATCGAATCCTAAATTAGCTAATTCTATGCTCATCAGGGTAACAGCACTTTCACTGCCACCTAACCCTTGTTTGAATACTGTAGTGCCATCATAGGGAATCCTTATGATGTCTATAATAGCAACTTTCATTTAAACCTTGTCATCTCTAATTGTAATTGGAATTTCAATCTTATTGAAATTAATTTTTTCTTCAACAACCTTTGCATTCTTTTTCATTTTTTCTCCAAAGATTCCCTCATACTGATCTGGAGTTAAATTACTGATATTGTCAATCATATCACTGGGTATATGTTTTGGTAAACTTTTGTTGCCGGACTGTGTATTAAGACCCAGGTCTTGTATAAAATCTTTGACATTACTTGGCAGTGAATCGATAGCTTCTTGTTTTTCAGTTTTACCGGTTATGTTATTGTAAATATTGGCTAGGTTCGAAGATTTCATCCTCGGAGTTCGATGATGCAACCATCCGGTAACAATATATTTTTCTTGAGTGGGGCTAGCGATTCCTCGATGTGTCCACCACCAGTACGCAGGCCATATAAGAGTTAAACCTTTTTCAGGTTCAATTTTAAATTTTTGATACCACCATTCTGTTTCACCGCAATCGGTTACATCATTGAGATATGTCATATAAGTGAATGCTCTATGAAAAGAATGTTCTACATCGGAACTTCTCTCGCTGTGCCAACCGTGAAAACCGCCTTCTGGTGGTATATACCTTTGTATATTAATTGTTTCTAACATTGTTACAGGGCCTTCGGCTAAGGCATATTCATTTATTGAGCTATATCGACCATGAACTTCTGCTAATATGCTAACATATTTGTTATGCAATGTCTTATTTAAAAGTGGAACATCCCAACTATCTTTAAATTCTTTGTGTACTTGAGATTTATAACTAACGCCTCTCTGTGCAACACCCGTTTCAGTCATATCCTTGTGGTATTGAATTATTTCATCACAGATTGATGTATCATCTAGATACCATCCCATTACTCCAGTTTCAGTGTCGTTAACTTCATGCGGTCTCATATTTGTTCCTTACAGTTAAGATATTTAACTGTTATTATACAGGAAGGAAAAATTTCTGTCTACTTTTTAAGACCAATAATCGCTCAAACCACCCGGTCCGACTTCCTGTCCACTTGGAACAAACGGAACAATGGCAATGGTAGAAACTTTGGTGTAGGGCAAGTATCTCCAAAGTCCAGTGGTTGGATATGCATGAACACTTGGATTTATGGTTATTGTTACTGGGTTATACAATACCGTCGAATGCCTTTCAATTGTAGGATCAAAAACTTGTTGATTGATACTAATTGGAACACGCACTTCACCGTTTGACATTATGTCGGTCTTATAAGAACTGGTAGATACATAACTAGGTCCACCCCAGGTAATGATCGGAGCAATACTAGTAAACAATGTCAACGGTGTTGTTGAATTATTGATAAACGTAGAACTTTGTAATGTCAGCAATACAACATCGTCGTCTAATAATGCTTGAGTATTAGTAGATGTACTTTGCACAGTTAGCAAAGGATACGGAGGTACATTAAAATCTCCTGTATAAACTGCTTTACCTTTGGTAACACGAAGATTACTCATCTGTCCAACAAAAAATTCAGTACTTGTATTATTGTAACCTATGACAAATGTACCTGTGTTATTTACAATTGTTGTTGCTGTAGAATATATATTTTTTCCGTTGGCATAGATATTGATAGTACCGGTATTAGAAGTACTAGTGCTAACTGAAAACGCATAGGCAACATGCGTCCATTGTCCAGCAGGCGGTCTGTAATTTGTAGTATAGGTAGTATTAAAGTTGCTGAAACTTAATACGCCTGTCGCTGCTGACAAATAAGACATGTACGAAGAACCAGTTACAATGTTGGCAATTCGTTTGCCAAATAATCCTTGATTCACCGAGAACGTTTGATTTATACTAGGATTAATCCAAGCCTCCATGGTCCAAGAACTGCTAGACATTGCCAATGTTGCAGTATTAGCTATGAGTAGATAACTGGCACCATTAAAGTTTGTAGTGTAGGTTCCACTACCTTGTGTGAATATGTCCGGAACAAGTTGGTCATAGACTACAGGAATATATAATCGCTGGAACTTCGATGTACTAGTAGTAATATAAGTAAATCCAGTCA